AACCTAATTGTATTATATCTTTTTTATTTTTTAATTTAATATATTCCATATTCCCTCCATAATAAAAACACCTGCATTTGCAAGTGTTTTATTGTATTATAGTCTTATTTAATTTTTACCAGCCTGTTATCTCTACAAACTTATAGGTTGAAACCTTTTCAGTAACAAGCCCTATTGCTTTATATTTCCACGTTGAATTTGGTTCTAAGTTATTTATGTTATCTACTGCTGTTCCTAATTGTGCTCCATTAGCATCATACAAATTAAACGTTACTTGAACATATGAATATGTTTTGTTTGTATTGTTTTTTATTTCGCCTTCAATATAAGTTGTTCCTAAACTATCTATTACCTTTTTATCTGACACTAAAGTAAATTTTTCTTGTTGATTGTTACTTGTTGGTGTTGTATTTTCTCCTCCACTTGCCAAAGCCCCAATTCCTATGATAATAACTAATATACCTAATATTACTCTTAAAGCCGTGTGTTTTAATTTTTTACCACATTTTGGACATACTTTTGCACTCTTGCTTACTTCTGTACCACAATCCTTACAAACTTTCATTGACATTTCTAATACTCCTCCTTTTATTTTTTTATGATAGAATGAGTATATTACAAAAGTCGACAAAGAGCAATAGGTTAAAATATACTTTTTATCGACTTTATTCGACATGTTTTGTCGAAACTATGCAGTCTCTTCTGTGAATGTTGGTAAACCACTTGCAAAAGTAACTGTTCCAAATGTTGGGTCGCCTTGTACTTGAATTTTATATTTAATCTTTAATGCAGTTCCACCTTCTAATGTATCAGAATCTGGAACTACTAAAACTTTAAACAGTCTTGCATCATACTTTGGTGTAGACTCTGTTTCGCTCACTCTATATTTAAATACTTCAAGTAATTCTGTCTCTAAGGCTGTACCCTTTTTCATTCTATACATTAAATCATCAATGTATGTAAATACTGGGTCGCCTTTAAGAGCTACTTGTTCTATATCAGAGCCTAAAGCATAACCATCAACGCTATGTCTTTCGTTTTCCTCTATAATCCAGTGTTCGTCTGTTGTTTTAGCACCATAACTATTTTCTTTTGATGTAACACCTTTACCTAGAATTGACCAGGTTTTACTTGTGCCAGTTGGTGTTGTATTTAAGAAATTAACTTTAGCAGTATTATTTAATCTTTCTAATTTCACTTCTGTATCAGCCATTGTATTTTCCTCACTTTCTAAATTTAATAAACTAATTTCGTTTGGAGTATCATTTGCGACTGTTTTTCTTTTAGTTGCCATATTTAATCCTCCTTATAATATTTTAAGTAACATTGGATACGGTAAATAGCTTCATTTGCATTTGTAGCAAATATGTAACCATTTGTCGTTGCTCCAATTTCATATATTCCCTCTATTTTTGGGTATATTTTTTTATTATTATTTTCTTCTAACCAATTTTTAAAATTCTCAAAGAATTTAGAATTATCTATATTATTTTGAATATCTTCGTTCCAATGAAGTTTGCTATCGAAAGTAAATAAAAACTGATAATCAGCACCTATCACATATCTTTGAATTACTGGTTCATATCCAGCATTTTCATTTATTGAATAAGTTTCTACCTTATCAGTTAAATATTCTATATTTAATTCAGCATATTCTTTTAAATAAGGACATTTACTAATATAGTCTCTTACAATATCAATCATTGCTTTACTCATTTATTTATCTCCTTTTGACCTGCATTTAATATATCTGCAAAATGGTCTGCCAACATTCTTTCAACAAAATGGTCTCCTCTTAACGCTCCACCATGATAATTAAGTTTTTGTCCACTTGGAACTTTCTTTATCCCTGGTCTACTCCAATATCTTCCACTCACTGGATCATGAAAAGCGCCTATTTTATATTTAGGGTCAATATATTTCTCTCCTTCGTGCTGATAATGAGCATAAAGTGTATTTATATTTATTTCTCCGCTTCCAACCTTAGTAGAATTATACATACTTGTTATCATTTGCCCACTGTCCATCTGCATATATTTATCGACATGTGCCATAAAACTACTATCAATTATTTTTTGCGTTCTTCCACCCTCTAGACCATATTTATCAACAATTTGTTGTTTTTGTAAACCACTAAAAGCTACTACATAATCAACTTTCATACTAAGCTCCTGTTACAGAGAAATGCCACATATCTTCTGAGCCATAATCTTTAATAGCAATGTTTGTAATTTTTATTACTTCTTGATAATCATTCAATAATTTAGATATAGTTGTAAAATTCTCTACCTTTCCTTTTATCAAATAATCATCATTTTGTAATGTCCATGTTTTTTGCTTTTTTCTAAAGTCCTCTGGTTTTTGATATTCTTCATTTCTATTATCATTTATTAGTATTCTTACAGACAAACCATCATTTTTTGTTAGCTGTGTTCCATTTATAGATATTCCATCATTAGAACTCCAAAATCCTTTTACATAGCTTACTTTATATGCTTTTTTATGGCTCTCATCTATGTATTGATTTATTACTGTTATATCTTTATCAAACATATCTTCCATATTAAACACCTCTATATAATAAGCCTGTATGTAATAAATATCTTCTTAATTTTTCTTTAATTTTCTCTTTTTGGTTAGAAATTTCTACATTAACATTATCTATTCCTAAAGTATCAAATGTTCTTGAATAATCTCCAACACTTTCACTCTTTAGATTATTGTTTGATAATATCGTATCTTTCTTATTTTCTAATTGCTCAACTTTTAATAATATATCAGCAACAGAGCAAGTTGCCATTTGTACTTCATCTTCGTAGCCTTTTATATCTCTATTGAAAATGTTTTTTTGTACTTCGTAACTTGCTCTTACTATTACTTTATTAAAGTCGGTTTCGGGCATGTCGCCCTTATATATGTTTTTATAAAAATCATAATCAGTATAATTTGTCATGCCCTTTTCCTTTCTATGCAAAGTCTACTAATAAATCATCATCTAGGTCTTTTACACCATAGATAATATCAAAAGAAACTTTGTCAGTTTTTGTTTTAGAATCATAATCAAATACAACTCTAACAGCTAATCCATTTGCAGAAGCAATAGCAGCTTTTGCAGCTCCTTGTGGTAATTCCAATTGTCTAGTTACTAAAGCTAGTCCATTTCTATGGAAGCCTAAAGAATGAGCTTTATTTATAAGCATTGCACTTACAGGTGTTTCAATTGCGAATGGTATTTTTTCAGTTACTTTTAGTGTTCCTGCACCCTCTGCTAATGTAACATCTTCTGCTACTTCAAACAAGTAACCATTTACAATTAACTTGTCTCCTGCTTTAATTGTGCCAGTTTTTGCACTACCATCTGATACAGTAAATTGAGTAGCACCTTTTGTGCATTTTACTTTGTAAGCAGTAGCGGTTCCAGCTGTTGCCGAAGCATTTTCTGGTGTATTTTGACTCATAAATGAGTTCATTGTATACACTTTTCCAATTTCAGATTCTTTTAGAGCTTCACTATCTCCTTTGTAACATGCTTTAGCAAAATTATCTAAAGTATTATATTTATATAAAGTATCTACAGATAAAACTAAGTTTCTGTTATTATCTCTTGGTGCTTTCTTTTTGTCTAATGCCTTAGCAACATTAGCAATATCACCTATAACTGGAGTTGATGATACAGATACTTTTGAACCAGCTTTTTCGATACCGACAGTTAATAAATCAACGTCTACTGCTTGTGCTATAGATGATAAAGCTGGAGTAATTACTTGTTCACTAAAATCTTTTATATCTAATGACATTTCTTTTGAAGATACAGCAACAGTAACATCTCTGTATCTATCCATTTTTACTGGAACAGAACCTTCTGTTACTTCTTGTTCTTCTGTTTCTCCTATGAAATTTTTAGCTACAAATTTAGCAGGTTTTCTAACAGTTATTGTGTCTCCTACTTTAACAAATTCTTTTGAATAATCTCTATGAACTAAATTAGCCATAGTTAAGTTTGATTCTAATACCATTAATGCTTCATTAGCAATTATTTGTGGTGTTAATATTGTGTTTCCCATATTTTATTACCTCTTTCTTTCTAATTATTTTGTTTTCTCCATTGTTTATAAGTGTTGTAATCCATTTTTTCTGGATCTCCACTTATTACTTTTCCTTGTGGTCCTTGTGTCGGACCTGAAAATGTTGGCAAAGGCTTATCATTATCAAATAAATAATCGTGGCTTTCTTTAATAGAGTTTATTTGTTCCTCTAATCCTTCCACGATTTCAAATTTGTCATTGTATTTAACCTTTTCCATATCTAGCATTTTACTCAAAATACTAGCATCTTTTGCTTTATAGTTTAATAAAGCCTTGTCTAAAGCATTTTGCTTTTTAAAATCTTCGATTTCTTTAGAACCTTCTGTTTTTCCTCTCTCGTACTCAGATTTTTTAATAGCTTCGACGTCCACTTTTTCAAGTTCAGCTATTTTGTTATTCTTTTCTGAAATAATAGTATCCTTAACATTTAGTTGTTCTGTTAATTCATCTATTTTAGCCTTTAACGCTGTTGTGTCTTTTCCGGAATCAATCATTATTTTTTCGATTGCATCAGTTTCGATTCCTAAATCTTCTAAAAATTTTCTTTTCATAATGTTTCCTTTCTCCTACTACGAACTTTTACGTGTTTTTCGTTCACGATGTAGTTATGCACTTGTTCACGACCTGCATATAGTCGAATTTTTGTATAAAAAATAGAAGTCCATTTTTTGAACTCCTATGATTTAACTATTTAATTATTGTTGAGGGTTAGGATTTGCACCTAACATAGAGTGCCAGTGTACACTCCTACGCCACTTCTGATAACGGTTACCCCTGTATTTTATTCGACTCGGATATTTCTATCGCACTTAGCGTCTACCTATTCCGCCACCTCAAATATCTATATTAATCTTCTATTTTTCTTATTATCTTTTCTTCTGGTATCGGAGATATTCCTGCTATATAGCATTGTTCGCCTCCTATACTTCCTTGTATGTCAGTTATAACTACAATACAACCGTTTGTTAATTCTACTTTGTCTCCTATTTTATATTTCATTACTTTACCACCTCTTTTATTTCATCTTGTCTTATAGTCTCTGTTTCATATTCTGGATATTCTCCTGTATCATCTACTAATATATCAGCTTCATACGCTTTTCCTTGCTCATATATTTCCACTATTGTTGCTTTTCTACCATCTTTTAATATCACAATATCAAACATTTTTATTTTCATCATTATTACCTTCTTTCCACTTTTTACTTGTTACATATGCACTTGTCATCTTAGTCTTTTTCGTATCTTTATCTATTATCCAAGCTGTTTTTACATTTGCATTCTTACCGTTTTCTCCTGTCAAATTCATTATAATTTCGTATCTTGTACCATATCCCAAATCTGGCTTTTCTGTTGCATTAAACTTATTTATATTAGTTCTTATATTCTCTATCAATTTATTTGAATTGCTTAAGTTATATCCTAGTGCTTTTTCAAATGCTTCTGCCTTATTTTTATCTTTTAATGGATTTAATGCATACTCAGTAAATTTTTCTTCTGGTATTATGGCTTCTTGATAATTTGGTAATAATATTATATCATTTTTTTCTTTTATTGTCACATTTTTATATCCTTTTATATATTCCCTTGTATAATCTCTCTTTAATTTGTTTTCTTCTGTAAATGTATTTAATCTATCTTGCCATTCTTTAGCTTTTATACTCGATTTTTTATAGCCTTCTTCATCTTCTACTTTATTAGCAATTACTTGTTTTCTTTTCCATCTACGAATGCCATTTTCCAAGTATCTTTGCTTCTGTGTTTTTTCGTATTCTTCCTTGTTTTCATCATAGGTAAATCCTAAATCTTCTTTTTTTGTGGAGCCATACCAAACAGTAAATAAGTGCTTGCAGTTAATACCTACTATTCCTCGTGCATCTCCATAATTACAATGTTTCATGAAATCAGGAAGTTTCTTTTCTTCTTCTGTGGCCTTTCCATCATAATCCCAGCAGAAGAATTGAAGTTCTTGCCACCATGCATGATTTGTGTAGTCTTCTCCTCCGTCTCCTGTTCTAGCACCAAAGTGATTAGTAACTCTTACTATATGATTTCCACTTTCTTTTATTACTTCTTCATTTACTTTTCCTGCTAGTCCTCTTGTTGCTACTAATAAATCTCTTCTTACTGTTCCCACAACATCATAGTTCTTTGTTAAGCCGTTTTTGTCTTGGTAAGTAAGTATAGATATACCTTTGTCGCCTAACTTGTCTAAACTGTCTAATATTGCCTCCTGATAACTACAAACCCCTGCATTTGTTTTTATGTATGTTTCTGTTATTATATCTGTATAAGTTTTCCTTACTTGTTCTTGTATAGTTTTGTTTAAATTTAGAAAAGATTTTTCTATTTCATCATAACTATATTGTATTATATTTTGTATATTTACACTATTTATTATTGTTTCTGGATTTAATAAAGCATTTTTTTGTGTTGCTATATTTAATTGATCAACAGGTATAGAGCTTATGCCTATATCTTTCATTGCTTTTGCTAATTCTTTTTTTGTTTTTCCAGTATATTCTTCTAATAGTTTTAATGTTTCACTATTTAGTCCTCCAAGTTCTTTTATTTTTTCAAAATACCAATAATCACTGTTAATAAATTCTTCATTTATATTAAAATGCTCTGCAATTTTCTTTATTAGTTCTAGCTCTATTTTAGAATATATACTTATAATAGGCTTTATTGCACTTTGTATTTTATTTTCTATCATAAACTATTCCTCTTGCACTTCATTAGGTATTTGTTCTTTAGTTCGTTCTCGTATTTTATTCACATACTCTGTTGCTTCTTCTTCTGAATAATCTCTTGTTTGCATAAAATATTCTATGTCATCTATCAATTTTGCATTTCTTTCAACTAAGGCTTGTGATTGTTTCTTTTCACTATCAACTAAAATACTATCGTCCCAGTCAAAAGTTGTACTTGCTTCAACTTTATGCTTGATACCGTACAAACTCATTAGAATATCTGTACTATAAACTAAATCTTCTAAAGCTGTTTGTAATGCTCCTTGTATATCTGATACAGTTACATAATAATCTTGCTTGGAAGTTTTTATTTCTTCTACTCTTTTCTCTACCTCTGTATTTTTACTTAGTATTCCAAAAGCTAAACCACACTGACTCTCACATTGTCTTAATAATTCATTTAATCCATTAAACAACGATGTATCACGTATTGCTGGGCTAAATACATTCCATTTACTTGTTTTATCTCCGTCAATATCAATTGTTCTATATAATCTCTCTTTTCCTTCTGGTAATATTGAATTGCCTGCTTTATCCTTTTTGAACATTAGTTCATCAATGTCAATAGCAAGTTCAGAGCCTTCATACTCCCATAAAGTTCTACTAAATTGTTTGTCTATCTCTTTTAGTGTATCAATGGCATTTGCAAATATTGCAACACCTACAGGGCTAGTATTGTCAATAGGATTTGCAATAGGTATTCTAAAGTATCCTCCTAGCAATCTATTAACATCATTTATTTGTATTTCTTCTTGGATATTAGTCCAATCTTGCACTTGTGAAAGTAGAATTTGATTACCTAATATATTAGAATTATGTACTGTAGTTTTATACGCTTTGTTCTTTATTGTTAATACTGTGTCATTTAATTCTTGATATTCAAGCCTTGTATATATCTCATTTCCTCTTGTGATTTGGTCAATAAAAATAGCACCTAGTAATTCGCCAGTGCTATCAAATTTTGTAGGTATAAATTTATCAGCTTGAATACAACTTATTTTTATCTTTCCATTAGCATAAAATGGTTTAAAGAACATTCCACCTTTGCCAAGAGCATACTCTGTATTAGTTCTTATATTCTTAATAAACCTTTGATATATTTTATCTATCTGTTTATCATCTACTTGTGATTTAAATTCTATTGTTACAGCCTTTGCAACTTTTTCACATATTGTTTTCGCAACATGTAATGATTTTACTTCTTCATTTAACCATGGTGCTTTACTATTATAAATATCGGACCATTTTTCAATGGCTGACAGTATTTCATTGCTTGTTGATATATCTATATTAAAATCTTTTGCTATATCAGTTGTATTAAACATCTTATTTATTGCTCCTTTTATAAAATTTACTATTCTTTCAAACATTTTCATGTTCCTCCTATGCAACTCTACTATATTGTCTTATATATCTTTCCCAGCTGTATTCAAATGCATCTAATGTGTCTATGTCTGATGTTCCATCATCTAATCTTTCATCTTTTCCCTGTTCTTTTGGTTTATCATTATACACTGCATTTTCAAACGCTAACTCTAATGTTTTACAATCATGTGTCATAAAGTATCTAAAACTAGCCATTAAACTAGTAGTACATCTTACTCTGTCTATTATCTCCTCTTTGATACTGTTTCTAACGATTATGTGCGGATATTTTCTTGACACCATAGTTTTTATTCCATTTATCAGTGTTTGTTCAGCACTATCTGGATACATTGTACTGACTTGTCCATATTTATTTTGTACTCTTTCGATAAATAAATCTAATGCATTATATAATTGTTGTGGAGTCATTCCTGTTGCTTCTATTCTTTCTGACATCAAAGATGTTAATTTTGAGTAATCATTCTTTAAACCACTTGCAACAAATGTATGTGCAGAACCATTGCCGCCAAAATCTATTCCTATTTGAATGAAGTCATAATCTGGGTTATCAGTATAATATGCTTCTTTATTATCACTATAAACAGTATATATGGAACCTTCCGCAGTTACCCACAATCCTAAAATGTTTCTCTTATAGAATACTCCTACAAACATTCTCTTATACCTTTCTTTTACTGCTTCTGATAATGTTAAATTATCGTCCATTGTAAAATGTAGATATAATATATTTTTTTCTTGTATCTTGTCTATATATTCTAATTTAAACCAATGATTTGGACTTTTAGGATTACAATTAAACCAAAATTTGGCACCTTCAATACTTAATCTTGCTACACCTTGTTCAACAAATGATTGTGGCATCAATGCTACTTCGTCAAAGAATATTCCAGCTAAAGTCATACCTTGTATCAAATCTTGACTAGCTTCATCTTTTCCACCAAACAAATAAAAATAGTTAGTTTTTCCATTTTTACTAACTATTAATAAATTTTCACTTCTTTTATGTTCATATCTATATTTTAATGAATGTAATTGTTTTTTTAATGTGTTAATAACATTCCTGTTTAAAGAACCTATCGTTTTACCACATATGGCAAAATCGCATTCATCATATTTTTCCATAGCCCACATTACAAAGCTTGGAGCCATACTTACTGTTTTTCCACTTCTGACGGATCCATCTGCAATAATTCCATCTTTGTCTTTCATTGGAGAGTTATCATTCCACCAAGTAAAAACTTTTAGTTGCTTATTAGACATTGGTTTCCATTTGAAATTAGCTTTGCCCTTCTTCATTCCAAATATCCTCCGTCTTTTGATTTAACGCTTCTATAAATGAATTGTCTTCGTCATTATAATCTTCTTTAGGATCTAATATATCATTTAAATCTTTCAATGCAGATGTTAGCTCTTTTAGCCCTTTTCTATCTATAATGTCTATATATAACTTTATTTCTTCCTCTTCATTTATTGTTTCTTTACTTGGTTTACACATATCGTAATTATATTCTACTGTCTTAGTCTTTTTCTTATTTCTCGCTATATGCATATTAAGTTCATTATTAGCTTGTACTATTTTGCTTAACAAATCATTTGCTACATCTTTTACTTGTATTATTTTATTAGCTTCTTTTTCCGATTCTTTTTCAAGTACTTTTTCTATTACTTTAGTACTTTTTTGTTCCTCTTTTAGTACCTTTTTTTCTTTCCAACCTTTTGTACTCTTTTTGGTACTTCCGTTTTGTTTTATTCCTTTATCTTTTAAGAAGCTACTTACTGATTTATAATTACCTAATATATATTCTTTTTCTAACTGCTTCCAGTCATACTTTGCCACCTCGCTCACCTACTTTGTTTTGTCTTTAATGTTTTGGTTTACATTCATTTTTTTACCTCAAAATATTTGTCTACTATTTCGTGAATAATATCATAAGAATTTGATACTATATCAGCAACGTCTTCTTCTGAATATTCTTTTGCATCATGTGTTATATAATTATCTATATAGCAGTGTGTCAATTCATGTATTAAAGTAGCTTTTTTTCTGTCTATTGGCAAATCTCTATCTAAATATATTTCTTGTATATCACAATGTGTAACTCCGTAGTATCTTGGAGTTACGCTTTTTATGTTTTCTTCTTCGTTCGCTCTTCTTTGATTTTGAATACTCTTAATTTCACTTTGTGATTTTTCTTCTATTGTCCAACTTCTGTTATTTATTTTAAACTTCATCGTTATTCCCCTCCATATCTACACAAATCTCAAAATATGCACACTTCTCGCATTGCTTTTCTCCCTCAATAACACACTTTTGCCTCTTTTTGTTTGCGTATGCTTTTCTTATCTTGTATTCTTCATCAATATATGACGCTATTATACTACCTCTCATCTAAATACCCCTTTTGTGTTTTTATAATTCACTATGCAATGATATGTAGGAGCTATGCTCTCCCCGTGGGGTTAAGTTCTTTAACAGTTACCCATAAAACCGTAGTATTACCTGCGTTAAAACCTAAACATATTATTTTTTATCACTGCATACTAAATTATAGTGAATCGTTTTCAGCCGTCTCTCCATATAAAAAAAGAAGCATATTAACAATATGCCTCTTTTTTTATGATTTCTTTTATCTTTCTTTTTTTAATAACTCTATTATCTCATCCAGTTTATTGCAAACTGTGTCTAAATCATTAGTTGTAAAAGGAACCTCGTTTCTATTTTGAATATTTTCTAAAGAATCTTGCATTTTCTTTAGCATCTCTCTTAGTTCTTCATTCATATATAATACCTCCTTTTTAGAGCTATTATATATTTTTTATTTTGCAAATACTGTCGAAACTTGTCAATAAAATTATTTTTTTATTA